ATTAAAATGGAAAATGACTAGAGCAAGAGATAATGATTTAGTTAATGGTAACTCAGATAGTACAGCGGAAGTACTTGCAGAAGTAGATTCTATTAGAGTTAAATCTAATGAGGCAGAATCTACATTAGATGCTTTAACTTCACTAGAGGAAGTAGAAGCTTTCAAAGTTAAAGAACAATTCAACTAAATAAATTAGATTGAGACCGTAAAAAATTCTGAGTATCACAAATGGCAAGAAGTATCACAACAAAACCAGCAACGGTAAAATCAAAAGTTCAAGATCCGTATTCACAACCATGTTTTTCAACTTGGGCTTGTGAGCATAGCGTACATGGTTGCGGATGGATTCTTTACGATCACAATGTAGAACCGATTGCAAAATATGTAGGTGATGGAAACTATCACCATAATCAATTCAGAACATATAGTTCTTATGCCCCTGAATTCTTTAATACGTATGCCAGTTCCCAGTATATGGAAACAGGAAGTCACGTATCTAGTGCTTCTAATCGTGGTGGTAATACTTGTAATAATGGTTACTTAGGACATCAAGGATATCCGAGTGTTACGGAATATACTAAAACTGCAGGTTATGTAAGAGGTTGGCCTGCAGCCGAATCTTATTCACCATATGGTTTTAGAGATGTTAATGGCATTGTAGGTGATATCAATCAAGATTGGGCATGGTTCTCTAACAGAGAAGGTACGGGAACAAGAATGCACTTTGGTGCAAGAAATACAATAAAATATTGGAATCTGTGGCAGAGAGAAGGATCTAATTTTATTGAAATTCCTATTGTTGATGCTTCGGGTCCTAGTAACAATGATAATTCTAATGACAGACACTATGGTAGTAGTTGTATTAATGTAGCTGCTAAGAAAGTTGTTCTGATGCAACACTCAAGTGGATATAAGCAACCAATTGTTTATAATGATTTTGGTGTTGACATGAGAGCGTTATCTTTATCAGGTAGTTATTACAGCGGAACTCCTGATGCTCAAGCCGGTAAAACCCCTAGTGATTCAAAAATTTATCAGGCATTTGCAGCTGCAAATGCAACCCCATATGATAGAGCAAGTTCTAGAGCATATAGTAGCTACTCCGGCGCAGGTGAGGCAGAGCAAAGATGTCAAACTTGTATTACTGACGACGGACAGGTATATGCATTCACGATGACTCCAAGTAATGGTGCAGTCTTAGAGCGTTGGAATAATAGTGGTGTTTATCAAGGTATTATATGGAATCCAACTTATACCACCTCATATGGTTATGAGCAAGGAAATAGATATGGATCTAGATGGATGGTTTCAAGTGATGGTAAGTATTGGTGGGCATATTGCCCAACGTATCACTATGGGGGAGGAATTGCATTCGTAACTGTACGAATCAGTGATGGTAAGTATTTGAAGTTCCACGTCCAAGACTCCAATTACGGAAGAAGTCTTGCTCCTTTAGGCAGGAGTAAAATTATCTTTACCAGAGATCAAAATAAAGATGATCCTGGGATGTATTATAAAATTATTGATTTAGAATTTGAATTTATGCAAAGAAATAATGGCGACGATATTAGTAATTGGGACAGTAACAGAAGTAATTACCTACTTGACGCTGCAGGAAATAGCACAGGATATCCATTCATTATTCCAGCATTGTATAATACATCGCTATTTACAACTCAATTGGAATCAAACCAAGACTAAAAATATAAATAACAATAAACAGAAGTAAACAAATGGCATTTATTTATTTTACTGAAGGTCCCAATTCAGAACTTTTTCCCGTTAATCTATTTCCGGATAGTAATCCTTTTGACGGGGAAGAATTGCCAAATGGTGATTATTGTATAGAATATGATTACGATAAAACTGCAGAAGAATTAGATAGTTTAAAATTAAATTCTGATAAAACTGCAGTTGTTAATAGATTTCCTGGTAAAACATTAGAAGAACAGAGAGTTCTTTTAGTAGAAGAAGCGGAAGTATATCGTAGAGATCAAAATAGAAAGGATAAAGTTAATAGAATTAAATCACTCATCGCTGATGTTATTGAACCTGTTGAATGGAGAGCAGAGAGAGCAAAAGATTTAGATAATTTAGAAGGTGAAAATGTAACTACTAGACAAACAAAAGTTGCTGCATATAGAAAAGCAGCACGTGATGCTAACAATGCTCATGAAGCTTTACTAAATTCTCTTACTACGGATGAAGAAGTTACAGCATTTGATCCTAATTGGGTTCCAGCATTTCTCGCAGCAAATCCGATTGATTTCTGATCATCATTAGGAATTATAAATACCCTTAGGAAACTAGGGGTATTTTTTTATGGCTCAACCTTCTAGCAGGTCCGAGCTAAGGGACTATTGTTTAAGACAATTAGGGTTCCCAGTTCTAGAGATCAATATAGATGACGATCAAGTTGACGATGCTATTGATGATGCATTGCAATATTATCGTGAGCGTCACTATGATGGTGTTGAAAGAATGTACCTCAAGCACCAGTTTACTGACGATGATATAACAAGGTTTACATCGGAAGATGAAACAGTTTCTACTGCTGCTCCAGATGCAGCAACTTGGGAAAACAGAAAAAATTACTTAGAAGTTCCTGATCATATATTTGGTATCAGTAAAGTATATGGTATCAGTTCAAACTTCGTAAGAAATAATATGTTTGGTATGAGCAACCAGTATTATTTGATGGATTTGTTTTCAAATGCATCAGGTACAGGTCTTGCTTTTGGTGGTTTTGATATGGTCAACTACTACATGATAAAGCAACACTTTGAAAATATTGATATGATTATCAATACTGGTTCATTAATTTCATATAGATTTAATTGTAGACAAGATCGTTTATATATTGATATTGATCCAAAAAGAGTTATGAAGGACGAGTGGGTACTTATTGATTGTTTTAGAGCACTTGATCCAGAAACTTTTACTCAAGTGTATAATGATCCGTTCATTAAAAAATATTCTACTGCATTAATTAAAAGACAGTGGGGTCAGAACCTTATTAAATTTAACGGCATTCAGCTTCCAGGTGGTGTCAGCATGAATGGTAGGCAACTATATGATGATGCAGAAAAAGAAATTGCTGCTTTAATGGAAAAATCCAGCAGTACATATGAACTTCCACCAATGGATATGATCGGATGAAAAAGGTATACTTCCCACAATACGGTGGTAATAAAACCGAACAAAATCTTGTACAAGATTTAGTAGACGAGCAAATTAAATTGTTCGGTGCTGATGTTTATTACGTTCCTAGGGTTCAAATTAAAGATAAAACTTTAGGAGAAGTTATTCAATCAGAATTCAATCAAAGTTATATGATTGAAATGATGCTAGTTAATGTTGAGGGATTTGGAGCAGGCAATGAATTTGTTAGTAAGTTTGGTTTAAGAATTACTGACGAAATTACATTTGTTGTTTCTAGAAGAAGGTGGGAACAATCTGCAAATCCTGCAATGAATTTAGCAGTAGATGGTAGACCGAACGAAGGAGATTTAATATATTTTCCATTGACAGAAGATACTTACGAAATCAAGTATGTTGAAAGAGAACAACCATTCTTCCAATTGGGCAAACAGTATTTTTATGTTCTTACTGCTGAACTCTACGAGCAAGGAGCAGACAAGTTTGACACCGGAATTGACGAAATTGACGATATTGAAAGAGATTTCAGTAACATCACAACCCTTAATCTTGGTATTACTACCAGACAGCAAGCAACTGGAACAGTTACCGTTGATTCTAGCGGCAGTATATCTGGAGCAAATGTAACTCTTGCAGGAACTGGTTACAATACAGCACCCTCTGTAAGTATTACAGGTGGAGGGGGGACAGGTGGTATTGTTGAATCTACTATTGAAGATGGTGGTGTAGTGTCACTATCAATCGTTGGTGGAGGAACGGGATATGATCCTGCAAACCCACCTACCATATCTATTGATGCTCCACCTCAAGCGGTTCAATTTATTAAAGATGAACATGTTGTCATTGGAGGAATGGTACAACAAAGTGGTAGTAGAA